GTAAAACTAAAATTCCCCGTGGTTAAACCACCACCATTGACCAATTGTAACCCAACTAGGTCATCAGAAAATGTTCCAGCACCAGTGGCAGGAACGATTGGGGGATTTGTATATTTTATAAACGCCATTATTGTGTAATATTTGTAAAGTTTTTACTATAATCAATGTTATTTCCTCTATCTTGTCTAACTTCATACAATAGAGAGTTAAATTGGTCTCTAATTTCGTATAAGTTGTATTGTTTGTAGATATTGTTTTGTGTATCGTAAATAGTGTAAATACCATCATCAATAGACTTGGTTTGATTACCATACAACGCAATAGCTAATGTTGAAATATCATGTTCTGCAATCTCAATATCCAAAGTAATAGGATTAAAATAAGTGTTACTTATGATAATATCTTGGTTTGGTTGACCTATATAAGGTGTTGCATTTGGTTTGTTTGTTGGAGCTGAAGATGGTGATACAGTACAATATATTAAATTTGTATTACTATCAGAATATCTATATCTTATCGCTTTTTGTGAAGTGTTTGTCAAATTCTGAACAACCGGTTCACAAAAAAATGATGATGTAATAATTCTAAAAAAGTTAGGTATTTTAGTACCATCAGAGTTTAAATATTCTATTCTAAAACCAACAAGCCCCTGATTAACAAACTTATTTCTATAATCTGTTGGAACATCGTTTAAATCAATAATAATCCCTTTAACATTAGGTAATGATGATAATACACCACAATCTAAAATTTTTGTTCTAATTTGAGCTGGTCGTAGGTATATTGTGTAAATCCCTATTTTATTGAATTGTTCAGCAGGTAGTTTTAAATTATATAAACCACCTAATATTTCAACATTAGCATTTCCACCTGTTGTTTCACTGTTATAATAAGGTCTCAATATTGATTTAGCATCCAATTTTGTTAAAACAAAATTAGCAGTTTCATCACGACTTGGAGTATAATTCAAAATTATATCCACATCCTCTGGACTCATATCTGCCGGCCTTATAGTACCATAACTTCCAACACTCATATTATATGTTCTTAATTAATTTATTTGTTTAATATAAATATGCCATTTATATTTTTATAACATTGAAAAACCCATAACCATATTTGGTTAAGTCCCCCAAATTATCTACCTCACCCATTCTCTCAAGTCTTTCTAAACCGGATAATTTACCCCGTTCTATGAAGATGTTTGATTGTACTTCAGGTTCATCAATAACATTGATTAAAACCTCGTTTTTAGTTATAGCCGAACAAGTTAACATATCGGAAGTTAATCCTGAAGAATAAACCGCAAATAATGTTGTTCCGTCACTATAATCATAGAAATCCATATTGTTAATTGAATACCCCGTATATAATTTATCCGCGGATTCACCACTAAATATACCAACAACACCTGTTGTCCCTGTAACTTGACCTATTCTAAATTTACCACCAATTAACGTATCTTTATTACCATAAACTTGTAAATCATTAATTGATGAATTAGTATAACCGGTAATTAAAAATGGTGTTGTTGTAAAGGTATAATCACTATTCAAGTAAGTATCACAACTCTCATCACCACTAAAAATATAATCATACATTAGTGATGTCGCTGACCAACTACCACCAGCAGGAGTGAAATACGCAGTCCCTTTAGGGTTTGTAGCAACAATATTAGTATATGGAACAGTAATGGTCTTCTTTATAACATTTGACCCCCAAGGACTCATACCTGACATACTAATGGTATATTCTTTACTACTACCACTAGTTGTTGTGGGATAAGTATGCGTATAATAATTAGGTGAGGTTTGTGTAACTAATTGATGATTACTACCATCACCCCAATCTATAGAATAAGATGAAAATTCTAAATATTTCTTAAACTCAACATCTGAAGTATTATAAAAATAATAAGTAAATGGACTACCTGTAGTTGCCGAGAATAAGAAATTTATCATCGTATCTTTCTGTAATAACATTCCATCAAATACAGAATAATACCCAACATCAACAGCAGTTTCAGTAAATAAAACAGGTATAGTAAGTCCAGTTAATAATGACGACCCATTCGTACCTCCTGATAAAACTTCAGTCATTGATGAATACGCGTAAGTTCCACCTGTTACATACTTTGTTACCGCACTTGTGGTAATATCACAACAGAAGGGTATTAAAACGTCCTCAACATAAGGGTCAAGGAAGTTCACCTTAAAAATATCACCATTTATAAACTCGGGTGATATTTTAATATGATAAGTTCTATCGTCCATAATTAAGGGTTTACATATTCATACCATTTTATGGGACTATCAGTCCCTATTCTGTCACCTAAATTATCAGAATTATCTAAGTTATTATATATCTTATACTCTTTAGTATCATAATCTAACACTACTTTACGATAAAAATATTTACTACCTTCAAATGTAAATTTCAACGGTAGTTCTGATTGTGGTTCAGTCATCATTTTAACATACACACCTAATTTACCATCAAAAAATTTTGCGGTCATATAAAAAGTATCTATATTAATAAATTTACGATTTCTTAACCAATATAGGAAAAACCCTTCTTTATCACCAACAAAATCTAATTTATATGATGGTATTCTTATATTTACATTCGGCATATAAGGTGTTAAACTAACACTTTCAGTACCTCCCTGTTGAACCGGAATAATTACTGTAAAGTAATTAGTTTGGGATTTAGGATTGTCTGTGTCGTAAAAATCTAACTTGAAGAATGATTTCGTAAATGGTTTATTATAATAATAAATTTCAGTCTTTAAAAACCCTTCAGGAATATAACTACATACCCAATTACTTGGTGTTGAAGACGAGATATTTGTTGTATCACCACTATAAAAATGGAAATCATATTTAATATCTGTTTTTGTATTATTATCATAAGGACTATGGTCAAATCTTAAAACTTCAAAATCTTCAGGTAACCCTACAATTTCTTTAGCAACCTCTTCTTCATATAATTCAATACTATCCTCCTTACCGTTAAAATCCCATTTGATTTCAATCGGTAAATTAATATATTGGTCATTGGTTGGTATTGTAAATTTAAACTTATTCACAATTATCTATTATTGGTTCAGCTATTATTGTATTCTCTATATAATTAGTTCCTTCAGGTATTATTCTAAAAATAATATCTCTAAAAGGATAGTGTGTACCATTAATGAAAGGATAATTAACACCTATATTATCAGAATCTATATAACCATAAGTATATAGGTCTCGCCAAATAAAAGCGTTTTTTGTTGATGAAAAATAAGCATAATCAGGAATACCTAACACATTTTTTTTATCACCCTCCTCAATATAACCAGAATATTCTCTTATCGTTAATGGATGGTGTGGTTGGTAATAATAACCAAAAGGATTATTAGGTGAACTTGAGTTGATTATACCAATATCAAAAACTTCAGGATTGTGAGTTATTTTATGATATAAGTTAGAAATTACTCGTTCTCTTTGGTCGTAACTATTCCATTCGCAAAAATCACCATCTAAAACATCATCTTTCTTTAATGAATTTACATAAGTAAATTTAATTTCATCACCATTTTGTTTTAATCCTAAAGGAGTTGTATATGTTGAAAAACTAAAACTAGTATTAGATTCATTATTATTATCACGCCACCAATTTGTAGGTAATTTAGTTGTAGGGTCTAAAGGTAAATTAAACCCAAAACCTTGTTTCATTTTATACGGACCTGAAGAACCAGTTCTTCCAAAACTATAACCGAAATAACCCTTCCACATTACCGTGAAAAATAATTCACTAATAGGTCTTTTTTGATTATCCAATAAACTACTTATAGCAATATCATTATTTAATGATAATGTATAAGATTGAGAACCCTCTTTAATTGATATCCTTGATTGATTATTTGGTGTATAACCACGACTTTCATATTTTATTTTAGTACCAAATATATTTTGGTCAAAACCTGCGTTAACTAATACAGCATTATCTGAATTTGTTAAAATTTTATGTTTTCTAACATAATAAGTTGAAATTGTATCAGTCGGATTATCTTTATTTATAATTCTCTTACAAGTACCTTCATTACCATTATTGAAAGTTGTTCCTGTAAATCCAACATTATATATATTAAAAATATAACTCTCACTACCAGCTTTTTCGTTACCTAATGAATATACTGAAAAAGTATCAATTCCATTATAAGAAAAATTTAACTTAACCCATTCTCCCTCGGTAAAACCATGTTTAACAGGACAAATAAACGATATTATATTACTACCATTACTTGTTTTATTTTCCACAACAAATGGTATACCATCAGAAGCAATCCAATCTAAAGTCTGTTTAGTTGTATTCTCAATACATGATAATTTCTTATTATAATCATTTTCAAAAGGATAACTCATAAAAAAATTCCAATTGTAACTTGAAGCACTTTTACTAATAAAATCAATATGATTATTAGGTGCTTGAGTATATCCCGGTATATTATAATCATTCCGTATAAAATCAAATTCATTATACTGTAAAAAACCTTCCCATTTAACATTATCAGGATTTTGGTCTGAACATGCTAATGAAACTAACTTATCCTCATTAGTATAATAAAGATTATTCTCTAATGGGGTATAATTAGTACTACCAGTATAAGAATTCTTGAATAAGATTGAAAACTTACATGTAGGTCTAAAAATATCCGACTTTTGTCTTTCGTCATCAAATAGTTGTGCTAAATCAATATCAATATTTCTGTCATAATCAACATTCTGTTTTGATGTCTGTATTAAAGGCACTTGAAACATCAAATCCGTGTTTGACGCGGATTTGTATCTCAAGGAACCTAAAACAACTCTTGTATCTATTCTATTACTCATATTATTGTAATGTTATTGTAGTATCTATCCATTTAGTAGTAAATCTATCAAAAGCGGATTTACCTTTTTTCAACCCAAAATAAAAATGAAATGGAGCTCCGGTTGTAAATGATGTAGGTTCATCTATCGGTCTTTGTATTGATGAAGATTCATAATCTAATTGACCATTCTGTTTAACTGAATAAATATAACCTTTAAAATATTGATTCTCAAAATTACCGATAGTATTCATATATCTTGACGACGGTTCCATTCTATCCAATAATTGATATGGATGACTAAAAAAACCAGTCCCATCATATATTGGTTTTGAATTCCATTCGTTTTTTTGATTTCCAAAAATACTTGGATTATTTTGTATTCTCCATTGATAAAACGGTACAACTTGAGTGAAAACTGAAAAGTTATTAAACCCACAAGAATTACCTTTCAAAGCTTTAGGTGTAATAATAGTTCTTTTTGGTGAAATAAAATCTCGTGTTTGTGTGTTTGACGAAAAGAAAACACCAAAAACTACAGAGTCAATACCCCCACCACCTGTTGAATAGTAAACAGGGTTTACTTCTCCAGGAGGATTATCCGGATAATTAATTGATTGAAATTGAGCAACCCCTAGTTCTGAATTAATTGATAACATTTGTGAATAATCCCCATCAACCATTAATTTAGTCCTACTAAAGAATGTTAATATACCTTGACCTGATATAGCACTTAAGAAACTTTCGTTGGCTAATCTAGTAATAATTAACATATTTAGTAATTCAGAAACATCACCATAAGTCGTTGAATTTAATTTATTTAAAACATACCCATCAAAATCATCAGACATAACTAATTCTTGTAAATAAGTAACTCTAGGACCTAAATCCATAATTGTTGTTGGGAATTTTAAATTATTCCAATTTCCTCCATATCCACCCAAAATACCACCAGAAACACCACTTGATTGTGGTCGTTCACTACCAATGAATTCTAACGTATTACTATTCCACGGACTACTTCTATAATAAAAATTATTAGTCGTATCATCAAAAAATAAAGTATCCTTACAATATCTATTACTAGGTTTATTTTGACTATTATAAACAACATCGTTTGAAAACGAAAACGCATATAATGTCCCATTCACCCAATTATTTGTAAATATATGTGAAAAAACATTTCTGCAAGCCCCAAAAATGGTTTGTACTCTACTAGTCCATTCAGTAAGAACTCTAAAATCACTTCCATCTATTAAAGAAATTATCGGTTTACTAACTAACGCATAACAACCACCATTAAATTTAGAGTTACTACCTCCAAAATTCCAACAAGGATGACCTTTAGGACGAATCTTAATATTACTTCCTTCGTTATAATAACATGGTAATGGTGCCATATTTCCACAATTAAAGGATTCAACGACTTCATTATATACTGCCGGCGATTCCGATAATTCAGAGGCTGAATAAGCTTCCGCACCATCAGAATTAATCAAACCTGACCCAGTACTATCAGTATTTTGGTTAATAAATCCACCATCATCACTAATAATGTATATTGAAAAATTAGTATTAGAATGTAATGCAAAACTATTATTAATGTTATCTTGTAATGTTGTTGAGGTTGGTAGTCTATCAGACCTCATAACTATTTTGGTCGGATTAAGACTATTTAAAGTCATTGTTAATGTATTACCACTACTATATTTCGGAGCGTAATAATGACTCGTGATTGATAATGGTGTTTCTGTTTTATATTGTTGTGTAATATTAATCTCCTGATAAAACATACTACCTCCTTCAACAATCTCATTTGGATAATACCCCCTATTATCAATAGGGGTATTATTAATATTACCCGCTCGTTTTGTTAATGGTGAATTATATAACACACCGGTAGTACTACAATATCCCGAAAACACATATAATTTATCCCATTCTACAGTAAAATGATTTTTACCTTGAGTCCCAACAGTAAACCTTGTTGGGAGTGTTGGTGGAGTACCAGCTACATATGTTGACCAATCATAAGGAGGTTGTACACTATTATTCCAACTTGGTAATCTAGAAATAGATGAAGTTGTAACAGCTCCTAATGTTGGTGATGTATTTCCAGGTTTAAATGAACTATTTAAACTATCTAATTTAGAATAAAAAGTATGTAAATTAGTAGTAAAAGAACTAAAACTAAAATCACCACTTTGTGATGGTTTAAAATGAAATGAATCATAGTAATAATCAGCAACAATATTATTAGTCGTTATATGATTAACACAATTTAAAGTTCCATTAATAGGATGATTTAATTTAAATTTATCACCAACAATAATAGGACCTAAAGAAAAATTATAACCAAATAATCTACTTAAATCATATTTTACTTTAGTTCTACTTGAATTAGGGTCAACACCTCTAACTAAAAATATCACTATTTGGTTTTCATATGATTTATAATAATCAATTGGTTTAAAAACTCTATTTGATGTTGACCATACTAAATTTGGACCTGTAAAAATACATGGAAAACTACCAAAAGAACTATTATCAACTCCTACACGATAAAATACCATATCGTTACTTAAAAACCTATTATTAAATGAATTATTATTATCCCAATCATTAATTATATTAACAGGAGTTGTATTACACATTGATTTATAACTACTATAAGTCATACCTGTTATAACTTGATAATATTCAATATCTGTAGGGAATTTAGCGTATAACGCATCATCATTAGCCGCAACTATTTTATATGAAACAGTTTCATTACCAGAACCATCAGGTTTTGCATAATTTACAGATATTGTTGCAGGGTTTGAACTAGTCCCCGTATTAATCGTATCACCGGTAATTGAATTAGTTCCATAATTATTTAAGGTAGTACCACTATTAATAACATTCAAATCCTTTGATAGTGTAGAATCTTGAAAACTAACAATAGTTCCAGATTCTAAAGTTTTAGCGTTATTAGTACAAACAATAGCTATAACATTATCATAATGAAAATCTGTTGTAGCATTAGTATTTAAATCAGGTTGAAAGGTAACTTTTATCCTATTGACACCCCCACCTGGATTAAGAGGACCTTCATTAAAATATTTAGCTTTAGTATTGAACAAATTCAATCGTTCCGCAATAGTTAAACTTGATGTAAAATAACTAAATTCAGGTGAATTAGTGTCTGTTTCTAGTGTAGGATAAACTTCATCATTATTAGTTGATTGACTTAAAAATGGTATTCTAGTTGATGTTACAAAAGATTCATCTTCGGCATTACCTAAACTTGTACCAGCAAATAATTCTTGGTAAACACCGTCAATAGTATAGACCCCAGGACTTCCTGTAGACCCACTCCAAGATTTTTTATTATCATATTGTGTAGGGATTTGGAAAGCCGTTAATAATGAAGTCCCAGCAGCTTCAGATACGTTTGTAACATTACTTTCATCAACTGAAAGTTGTTCCAAATTTTTATCATCTTTAGGTAAACTATTTGGGTTTCCACAATCACAAAATGAACATTCAGGATATGATAAATTAGGTATCTTAATGTTTGTTAATTTATCTGGAAATGAATTAACATCATTTATCATTTTTTGAATATCTGCAAATGTAATACATTTAAGAGAGTTATATTTTCTACGAAAATATCTTCCACCCAACCATTTAGGTAGATTTCCTAATACACCGAGAACTGCTTTAAATATATTACAAATAACAATAACTATAGTCATTATAGCTGAAATAATAACTGAAAGTAATAAAGCGTAAATTTTAAGAACAAACCAAAGAATATGTACAACAGGTATTAATATATAAAAAATTGGTCTGAATAAAAATAACATTATCCAAAATAAAAAATATATTAAATCAAATCTAAAAACACCATCATTAGTAGGGAATTTATTATTATCACTTTCACAAGAATCATCCAAAATATTTTTTATACCTATAAATTGACTATTTAAATATCCTTTTCTATATTGGTCAATTAATTGCGATACCGTATAAACTTTATTGTATTGCATAAGATAAAAAGTGTCAGTACAATCAATAGCTGATTGAAAATCGGCATAATCATCCCAATTTAAACTAAACGCATAAGATTTTCTTATATTATTAGTACCGGTAGTGGTTTTATTTGGGTCATTATTTGCTGTAGACCAACCATATTCCCTAATATTTGGAACTAGAAAATATGCTCGTCTAGTTGTTTCGGATAATGATGGTGATTGATTCCACTTTACTTTAAAACGATATTTACCCTTTGTAGGTATTCCTTTTTTTGGGTCGTCAGAAATTACTTGTTCTCCAAATTCATTAGTTATTAAATAATCTAAATTCATAGGTACATCAACTAACCATGTACCATTATCATCTATAACTTGTCCACCTTCCTCTAAATCAACAGTCTCTAAAATTGGTCTACCATAAGAATCTTGTTCTACAGTTTGTCTAATAGCTAAAATTTCTCCAGGTCCTGTAACTAAAGAACATAAAGAACCTGACTCAAATTTAGGTTTACAATTTCTAGCCAATATTTCACCATCATTACTTGATACTATTGACCCCATAAAAATAGCGGTAGGTCTAATATCAATATTAGATTCACCTGACAAATCAAAATCAGTTCTTGTTATACCTAAATTACAAATTTCAGGTTGTCCCCATAATGGTTCAACCTGAATTGTTTTATTAATAGTAATTAATTGTGGTAATTCTCGTAAATTTTTTGAAGATTTGAATTTGGTTCCCGCAACTTGATTGGGTGTCGCAACACCCATTCTAATTAAATCTTGTGGAGATAATGAAAACTCACCAATGTCTGATAAATCAACATCCATTACAATAGTTTGACTCCCAACAGGAACACCAAATATCATATAGTCACCACTTGAGTTAGTTACAGTGGTATATTTGTAGTATTTGTCATAGACCTCAATTAAAGTTGGGTCAACTAACACGTCTAATCTATCAAAAAACGTCCCAGTAGGAACGTGACCACTATGCGATTGTTTGTAAGGTAATAAGTTATATCTATAACCATCCTCATTTAGTTCATTTAGGGTCTTGTAAGGGTATAAATCCGAAATTACAGGGTCTAACTCATCGGTTGAAGTTAAAGGGATGAAAACAGATACTTTGGCGTTTGGTAAACCAAATCCATTGTTAACACTAACACGACCGACAACAACTCCATAATCAGAACATTGTCTGGTATAGATTTGACTTTGTAGTAATTTTAACGATAATATTTCTAAGTATTCAAACTCTTGGTCAATTAATATTTTTATTGACTTATCAACACCCGGTTGGGTTCTTATTCTATATGAATTGGACATTCTATCACTTTTTTTAATAAATAGTTAATATGTTATTTTATTAAAAATAGGTAAGAATATTAAAAAATAAATTACTATGAGAAATTAGTCGTTTTTAAGTTCTTAACTCTAACAATAATATCTTTATTAGGATATCTAACTTGATAAGTTTGTTTTGGTTCAGCAAATATAGTATCGTCAATCAATTCAATTTGTTTTGTTTCCGAATCTAAATATCTTTGAGAAGTTTGTGATGATGAATACTCACCCCCAACTTTATTAAAGAATAAAATATCTGAAACTGAAATAACGCCATTTTCACTTTGAATCAATCTTCGTATTTCAGAAACAAATACATTTTCACCCAACTGTCTATTAGAAGGTTGGAAATAAGTTGAAATAATATTAACTATTTTTGAGATAACAATACCTTGGTTTTGACTATTATCTAATACAACATCCACATTAATCCCCAAGTCAATTACGTTTGCGGTTTCAATTGAGATATAATCGTTAATCATACGATAATTTGATAGGTAATTAGCTACGTTATTTTTCAATGTATTTGAAACTATTTCTGTTAAATTACCACTTTCATCATAAGATAACATTTGTATTTTAATCTTATTGTTTTCTTCAGTTATCGCAACTTTTGCCGGAGCACCAAATTGTGATGGCATAGTTCTAAGTATTGAGTCGTAGTCATTCACGGTAACCGCTCTGTTTTGAGCAGAAAAGTTATAACCTACCAAATTTCTAACTTCTTCAGTTGTTGGGTAATTAGCACCACCAATAGCAGCAGTAACGTTTGTACATTGTAAAGAATTAATTACACTTGTATTGATAGAATCTGCAGGACCATTAACGAAAAATGTAACAGTACCAATTTGAGTAATAATATTAACCCCCAAGTTACTCGCTGTTCCACCACCGACTCTATATTGAACAAAGATAGTTGAGTTAGCTTTTAATGAACTACCTAAAGCAAGGTTGTTTGAATATTTATATAAATCTAACTTAAACCCATCTCTAGCAAATTCTCTTAATTGTTCATCAGCAGATTGGTTACCACCACCAAAAGTCATTTTGAAGAAACCTTCAGGTGTAAATTCAGTTATAAATTTATCAGATGTTGATACATATTTACCTACTTTAATACCTGGGTTATCAGACACTTTTGTAGGGTCTTCAACAAATACTCTATCTTCAGCTAATGCTTTAACTTCATACCATCTATTATCTAACCCTAAAAATTCTTGAGCTGAAGGAACGTTAGTATATTGAGTCCCATCCTTTAATATAACACTAGTTACCCCTAAAACATTTTTTTCAGGTAAAAATAACTCAAAAAATGGTTTAACATCATTCGCCGTAATAACTCTCTTGAATACTTTTGTAACACCATTTACAATAGTTTCTCGTTTAACAATGGTATAGTTCAGTAAAGTATTATTAGAGTCAAAATTAGGAATTTTTAATCTATTAGGATGTCCTTCAGCACTTAATGGTGACGCAAAATCAATATCATATACCGTTTCAAATATTTGACCAGCTCCACTAACTTGAGAACCTCTTCTTAATATACCACAGTATCTTAAATCTTCTTTATCCCCATATGCTGGAACAGTAATTGAAAAATCAACTAAGGCAACTGAAGGTCTTTGTCCCGGTATTTTTAACCCATAAGTTTTGGCAATATTATATATTGATGATTTTTGTTGAGCGTATTGTAATACAGTCTCTTGAATACTTCTATCAATATTAAAATGTAAATTGTCAGAAACGGCCGCGTTTAAATCCAATAATACAGAAAACACTGATGCGTCATTGAAATTATCAATTAAATCAGGGTAATAAGTTCTTGTGAAATTTACTAATTCAGTCCTAAGAGATTGGAAATCCCTCGTAGTATAGGATATTTTTTTGTTTGCCATAATTTGTTATATATTAATAATTACAAAATCACTACTTCTGAATACATCGTCAGTTATTTTATAATCTATTTTTACTTTAGCGGTATGTTCTTCAGTTGCGATACCTGGAACTCTAAATACTCTTTCGTCATTATCATTGATATATGAACCCTTATCTTCATCACCCGCTGAAGCTGGTGTTATTGTAATATTTGTAATTGTTAATCCGGGTAAATATTCCCCAACAGATTCTCTTATTTCCGCGTCAATTTCTGAAAAGGTTGGCCCATCTAAAGGTTCAAATATAAATTCATACAATCTAGTCCCGAAATCAGGTAGATAGTATCTTGTACCTTTGCGGGTCAATAATAAATGAATTAATTCTGACCTAATTTCTTGGTCACTATAACTAGTTAAATTTAAATATTTACCATCAAAAGAATCCCTAAATGGGAATGTTAATCCATATGTATATCCGTCTGCCATAATTATAAATATATAATAAAGAAAAAATCACGAACATTGTCGTGATTTTTTTCTATTCCTTTATGAAGAACAACCAAAACACTCAAATTCTGATTCTTGAGGTTTAGTAATTACATTAACATTAGGTTTCTCAATAGGATTACTTATTTTAGACATATCAATCGCTAAATGTTTAGCACCAGTTGATATAGCTTGAGTTCTCACATAATAACATAATGTTTTCAATCCTTTATCCCAAGAGTGAAAATGTGACGAAGATATTTTTGATAAGGTTGGGTTCGCCATATAAATGTTCATTGATTGTGATTGGTCAATGAACGGAGCTCTATCAGCAGCCATATCAATTAATTCTCTTTGAGATATCTCCCAAATTGTTTTATACTTCGCGATTAAATGTTCAGTTCTTTTAAGTTTTTTAAGATAATTTTTATCTTCAGAATCTAAATATTTGTTGAAATTAATGTGTTGGATAGAACCCCCATCAACAATAATATCATTTTTCAATTCTTCAGACCAAATACCTAATTTCTCAAAATCATTAATCAAATACTTGTTAACAATTAAAATCTCACCTCCAACAACACGTCTGTTAAATAACGCAGAATGTGCTGGTTCAGTCATTTCAAATGAACCTGTTATCTTAGCTGATGACGCAACAGGCATTTGTGCTGTAAATAAAGAATTACAAATTCCAAATTCTTTAACACTTTCTTTTAATGAAGTCCAATCCCACATCAAATCAGATTGGTCAACACCCCACATATCAAATTGGAATATTCCATTAGACATTGGTGACCCTTCAAAGAAACTATATGGTTCATATTTACCATTCTTACACAAGTCATTACTTTCAGTTATCGCAGCAAAATAAATTGTCTCAAAAATACGTTTATTCAACACTCTTGCTTCTTCAGACGTGAATATGTAATCCAAGATGTAAAAAACGTCAGCTAATCCTTGAGTACCAATGGCGATAGCTCTTTGTTCTAATCCACCTTTTTCTCCTTTAGAAGTTGAATAACTATTAATGTTAATAACTTTGTTTAAAGTTTTGGTAACCTTTCTAACTTCATTATATAGTAAATTAAAGTCAAATTTACCATCAACAATAAAGTTTTTCAACACCATTGACGATAAAGTACAAATAGCTGTAGTTTTCTCATCAGTATATTGGTAAATCTCATTACATAAGTTTGATTGTTTAATCACACCGATGTTTTGATGATTAGTTTTTCTATTAGCACTATCTTTTGAACATAAGTAAGGAACACCAGTTTCAACTTGAGATTCAATAATTTTATTCCAAATTTCAGTTGCTTTAGTTTTTTTACCAAGACCTAACTCAACCGCTTTACGATAATTAGTTTCGTATTCGTCACCATAACACTCTTGTAGAGCTTTAATACCAGCTTTCTTAATATCATTAGGACAAAACAAATACCAATCCTCGTTATTTTTAACGGCTTTCATAAAGTTATCCGGAATCCATAAAGCCGTGAATAAATCTCTTGCTCTTAACTCATCTTTACCAGTGTTTTTCTTAATATCTAACAAATCATAGATATCTTTGTGCCAAGGTTCTAAATAAATCGCAGCGCTACCAGGTCTTCTACCTTGTTGGTTGAAAAATCTTAAAGACTCGTTAACGATTTTAAGATACTTCAACAATCCTCCAGCAAAACCACCAGATGTTGTAATACGACTTTCTTTACTTCTTTGGTTTGACATACATAATCCAATCCCGGCAGCATCAGATGAATATGTTGAAATATCATTCAATGTATTCAATAACCCCTGTCTTGAATCAGCGTCATTATAATGTAACACACAAGACGCTAATTGAGGAATTAAAGTCCCAGAATTAATCATAATAGGTGTTGCTTTTGATATTCTTTGTTCAGATAACGATTTGTAATACTCTGTCGCTTCTTCAAAAGAATCTGTAACCCAAAGAGCTATCCTCATATACATATGTTGAGGTCGTTCAACCGCTTTACCATTTGGTAACTTTAACAAATACATTTCTTGTAAGGCTTTCCAAGCAAAATAATCAAAATTATAATCGTTATCGTGGTTTAATAGTTTTTCAATATTTTCAGGACCATAATTCTCAATCGTTTCAATTAATTTGTCGTGAATAACACCTTCACTATGTAATGTTAACATAGTATTAGCAAAACTATCATAACTATCTTTATGATAAGATGATATCGCAACTGATGATGCCAATCTTGAATAGTCGTGATGACTTCCAGTATATGACGCAGCAATCTCGTAGATTAACTTATCTAACTCTTTAGTTGTAATGTTACCTTCAGTAGGAACTGAAGTAATTACTTTGATGAAGATTTCATCTGAATTAACATTCAGTCCTTTTGAGGCTTTCTTAATACGACCGTAAATTTTTTGGGGATTAAAGGCAACTTCATCCCCATTTCTTTTCTTTATCTTTAATGACATAATAATTTATATATTTTTTTATTAAAAATCGTCAGTAAATGATAGTGTTTCATTTAATTTCGCTTTTTGATATTCAACCGTTCTACCTTCAAAAAAGTTTCCTTTAGTTTCAATAG